ACGCCTCGAAAAATTGGAGAAGGGTGCGGACGACAGCGGTGCCAATGACGGCAACGGAGGCGGCGAGCAACCGGCCGGTGAACTGACGGCAGAAGCCATCAGCAAATCGGTCAAGGACGCGGTCGCGGAAGCGATCAAGCCGATCGACGAACGCCTGACGAAAATCGAAAAAGCCTATCCCATGAGCAACCAACCGGACAATGACGGCGAAGACGAACAACACGACGTCAAAAAGTCCGATGACGGCTTCTGGGGTGGCCTGTTCACGACGCAAGGTTAAGGGCCTTTTTGGTCGTTCACAGAAAACCGGAACCGGCCGGATTAACCGGAACATAACACCCAAAGGGGAGGAAACGAAACAATGAGCCAAGCCAACAAGCGTATGCTTCAAAAATCGGCCATCACGTCGGCTGCGCTGACGACCGGGGGCAAATTGCCGCCGCAACAAGCGAACCGATTCATCGACTACATGATGGACGATTCGGTGCTTCTGAAAGAAATCACGACCATCCGCATGACGAGCGACACTTACCGTCTGGACGACATCGGCGTATCCAAGCGGATTATCCGCAAGGGCGTCGAGGCAACCGCTCCGACGGAGACCGCTGGCGTTTCGACGGGACGTCGCCAGCTTCAAGTCACCGAGGTCATCCTGCCGTTTGACATCGGGTTCCAATTCATCGAGGACAACATCGAAAAGCAAGGCGGGGAGGACCACGTCGCCCGGCTGTTCGCGCAGCAATTCGGGAACGACATCGAGGACCTCGGCATTAACGGCGACGTTGACGCGACGACCGACCCGGACGCGGACTTCCTGACGATCGACAACGGCTGGATCAAGATCGCCAAGACGGACGCGAAAACGAACAAATACGACACCGCCGGTTCCACGGATTACAAAGGGGTCGTATTCCCGGCCATTTTGAAGGCTATGCCGGACAAATGGAAGCGGAACAGAGCCGGGCTGGCGTTCCTTGTTTCGCCGGGCGTTGAGGAAGAATATCGCCTTTCGCTGGCGACGAGAGAAACGGCGCTGGGTGACCAACAACTGACCGAAGCGGCAACGCAACGCTTCGCGGGCATTCGTGTCCTGCCGGTTCCCGCATGGCCGGACGACGTCATCGTTCTGACGCCGGTCAAAAATCTGGCATACGGCATCCATGAGCGCGAAATCCGCGTCGGCAAGCAAGTCCAAGAGCGCAAGCGCCTCGTCGAGTACACCACGACCGCTCGCGTGGACTTCGAATGGATTCAGCCGGAAGCCGTTGTCATCGGATACGACATGCAGCCTTAATCCGCAGCCGTAGCGGGCTGGAACGATTATGATTAGAGGGAGGGCGAGAGCATGGCAAAAACGAAAGCCGAATTAAAGGCCGAATTCTTGAAGCTCGGCGGCGACCCGGCCGAATTGCCGGAGGATTTGGACAACATCACCGCCGCCGAGATTGAGAAAAAAATCGAGGCGCTCGAGGAAGCGAACGCGCTGAAAGCGCAACTCGGACAAGCTGCAGCACCGGCGCCGCAGCAACCGGCCGCGAGCAGCGGAGACAAAGCCAAGGAGCCGGAGAAACAGCAGCCGAAGGCGGCGTCGGAGGCGAAGGAGAAAAGCGCCAAAGGCGAAGGGATTTCATTCACTCTTGTCAAGGCGAACCAGTTCGCAACAGGGAAGCTCCCGGGGAAGATTTACAACAGCCGGACTCCGGTCATTGTAACCGACCCGAAGGAAGCGGAGATTTTGCGGGCGACGGGTTTGTTCAAAGAGGGCGAATGAGCCCTTCTCCTTTATCCGGGAGGGGATACCGATGGAGCAAACAGAGAAAGAATTCAGCACCACGGACCTCGCCCTTGCCGGTTTCCTTCGCTTGAAGGGTTTGCCATTGGTAAAGGTCGAGGTCATACCGGGGAACAAGAGCAAAAGCCGCTTCGTTTTCGACGATACCGTCGATGTGGCCGAGCAACTGGTCCTCGAATTCACGAACAGCGACTTCCAGAAGTACGACAGCCACGTCCGAGCGCTGAAAAAACTTATCCACAAGTAAGGGGGCTTATCCTCAAAGGGGGTGTTAGTAACTATGGCATATTGTACGGCGCAGGACCTAATCGCGGAGGGAGTGCCGGAGGAAATAGCGAACGACGCGAGGACGGCGTCCCTTATCGATTTGGCCGGACAGTACATCGAGCTAATCACCCGCCGATGGTTTGAGGAACGAGCCATGACGCTGAAACTGGACGGAACCGGGCACGACACGCTGTGGCTGCCGATTCCGATCATTCAGGTCGACAGCGTAATTTCGGGCGGCGTAAAGGTCCCGAGCCAATGGCTGACGGTGTACAACCGGCGCATGCCGGACGACAGGAAGAATCCGCGAATCGTGAACGGGTACAACGGCTTCCCGAAAGGGCGCCAGAACATCGAGGTCACCGGGAAATTCGGATATACCGACGAGGGACCGAACGGAACAAACGTCACACCGGCCGCAATCAAGCGGGCATGTGTGATGCTCGTCATCCGGGAGCTTCCGCTCCTTACGGATATCGAGGGCCAAGAGGACAAGAAGCGGGCTCGGATTCAATCGGAAACGACGGACCGCCACAGCTACACGCTGGCGCAGCTTGCCTCGAACGGCGAATGGACCGGTGACCCGGAAATTGACAACATCCTGTATTTTTACAGCAAACCGCCGGGGGTGGGGTCCGTATGAGGCCGCGTTTAATTCACCCGGTGGAGGTCACCTTCCAGCGAGCCGACGCGGACAACACCGAATGGGACGACACATTCAAGGAGCCGGTCGAGGATACCGACGTCGTCTATAAGGACCCGGAAACCGTAAAGGCACAGGTCCATTTTAACGATTTCGAGCGCCGGGAAATGGCGGCACAGGGAGAAATCCCGCTGACCTCCGGCTATATCCTTTATCGGCGTGGCAGCATTCCGAGCTTGCGGAAGGGTGACAAGATAACGGCGATCGCCGGAATACCAACCGAGGTCTATGTGATTTCGGTCGAACCGGCGGCAGCCAGCGGCGGGGGCTTCGGCTTGGAAATGGCCTTGTTCCAAGAAAGGCGGCGGGCATAATGGACGTTCAGCTTTTCGGGGATTGGGCGAAGGCCGAGAAGATACTTATCGGCCTTGATAAGCGATACAAGAAAGCCGTCAAGCGGGCGCTCTCCAAGTGCGGAATATACCTCGTCGGCCAGCTAAAGCGGGGCGTTCGGAATCAGAAGCCGGGCGGCAAACAATACGAGCCGCTCCATCCGTTCACCATCGCACGGAAGAAGTCGAGCAAGGCGCTTATTGACGACGGCGATTTCATCAACTCCATCACATACCGGGTCGATGACAAGTCGCTATTCGTAGGCGTCCTGAAAAACGCGAAGGACAAGGACGGGAACCCGATTGTCAACATCGCGGCGGTCCACGAATTCGGGGTCGCCATCGACGTGACGAACAAAATGCGCGGCTATTTGCACAGCATAGGGTTCCACCTTAAGCCGACCACAAAGGTTATACGCATTCCGGCGCGTCCGACATTCCGGCCGGTGTGGGAGGACGAGGAAGAAGAAATCGTGAAGATGATCGAGCAGGAGCTTCAAAAGGCGCTGTTCGGGTAGAAAGGAGGGGCACAGGTGGCAAACACCATCGAGAACGTGATCCGGGCGGTTTCCGGGTCGCTGAAAGCGGCGGTTCACCCGAACGTCGATATTTCCACGCATACCGAATACACGGAAATCGCGCAGCTACCGGCCATCGTCCTATTTTACCCGAGCCTTGAAGATTACCGCCCGAACGAGATGAACGAACGGCGAATATTCAAGAACGCGGACGGCGTCACGACGACCATCAAGCCGCCGGTCATTTTCAAGAGTTTTGTGTTCGACTTCGAGATTTACGCCAGCAAGATGATCGGAGCCGAGGGCCTAACGACGCTGCAGGAGAAATTCATCCTATGGCTCGAGCGGACCGGCACGATTACGGTCGACGGGAAGGAATACGAGCTTCACGGCGAGGAACCGCAGAGCCCGCAATGGAGCCCGAACATCAGCAACCTAAAGAGGCTCGTCGGGACATTTACGGTCGAGGGTGTCGAGATTGACGGCAGCGACGCCGAAACCGGGCATGTGGTCCTCGACCGGATATATGACACCGAAAAAAAGGGGTGAGGTAAATGGCGAAAATCCAGAACACCAAGCGCCAGCCGCTGGACATTGAAATCGTCATCGGCGAAGGCAAAAACCAAAAGCGCAAGGTGGTCAACTTGGGACCGAAGGGCGTCAGCGGAGAATTGACGGCCGAGGAACTCAAGGCGCCGCAAGTAAAAGCGAACCTCCGGGCGGGCAACATTGTCATCATCGAAACGGCAGCGACCGGAGGCAAAGCAAAGACGACCAAAGGGGAGGGTGACAAAGAATGACGCTTCTTTCTCCCGGCCAAGAAGTGCAAGAATTGGCGCCGAAAGTGGTCACGATTCAAGGGGCCAGCGTAGGCGCGAAGGTTTTCGTCGGCGTAACCGTAAAGGGGCCGATGGGGCTCGGCGGTCCGGTCTTTTCGTGGGACCAATTCGTCGAGCAGTACGGCGGGTTCACCGAGAACGGCTGGGTCGCATACGCGGTCTATTCGACCTACCAAAACGAGCCCGGCGCGAAAGTTTACGTGGTCCGCGTCGCGCACTATTCCGACATCACGGACGCGGGAACGCTGACCGCGAAGGCGTCCAGCGTAACGCTTAACGACCGCGCAACGACGACGCCGGTGCCGACACTTAAGGTTTCGGCTTCCAGCCCGGGAAAATGGGGCGACAACCTGAAAGTCAAAATCGCCGACAACGGGACAAACAAGTTCGACCTCGAGGTTTACGAAACGGTCAACGGCTCCGACGTTTTGCGGGACAAGTTCACCGGGCTCACGATGGACCCGACGGACACGCAGAATTATGTGGAGTACCGTGTGAACGGCAAGGGCCGCAAGTACATCGTCGTCGAAGATCAGTCCAGCGCGACGGCAGCGCCGGACAACAGACCGGCGGTCGGAACGTTCCCGCTGGCCGGAGGCGACGATGGATTGACCGACCTCGACGATACCGACTTCATCGGCGACCCGACGTCGAGAACCGGCCTCTATGCCATGAACACGCTGGACGAGCTTTTCACATTCGCCGTTCCGGGCAAAACGACGTCTGCGGTTCACAACGCCATGATTGCCTATGCGGAAGGACGGAAAGATTGTTATTTCGTTCTGGACTTGCCGTTCGGCTTGACCGCACAGGAGGCGGCAGATTACCGTCAAACGACGCTCGGCGCGAATACGGACTATGGCGAGGCGAACTGGCCGCATTTGGTCATTACGGACCCGCTGACAAAGCAGCGCAAAACCATCCCGAATTCCGGCTTCGTGATGGGGGCCATGGGCCGCACGTTCGCGGCAAAGGGCGCATGGAAAGCCGCAGCCGGTGTTGAGGACGGCCGATTGTTCGGCGCGATCGCGCTCGAAACGGACGAGGTCAACGACCGGGGCGCCAGAGATATCCTTTACCAAGCGCAAATCAACCCGATTTATTTCGTGCCGAACTACGGCATTTGTAAATTCGGGTCCCTGACGCTCGCGGTGGACGGGAACAAGCTGCAGCACGTGAACCAGCGCTGGACGTTCCTCTATTGCGAGGACAGCATCAAGCGCGGAACGATGTGGGAGCTTTTCGAGAACATCGACACCAACCTCATGAAGAAAGCCGAGCGCACCATCAAGGCGTTTCTTCTGGGAGTTTGGCGCGACGGCGGGCTCAAGGGCGACCGGCCGCAGGATGCCTTCTATGTACAGGTCGACCTCGGGAACAACCCGGAGAGCGAAACGAGCAAGGGCAACCTTCGTCACCGTATCGGCCTCGCAATTCACACACCGGCGAATTTCGTTTATTTCGAGTTCGAACGCGATCAGCGGGCGCTCGAAGCGGAACTCGCGGCCGCGCAATAAGACAGGGGGTGAGCTAACCGATGGCAGGACAAGCGAAGAAATGGCACAACCGATTCAAGTTTCTCGTCGAGATCGACGGTTTCGTTTCGGCCGGATTCCAAACGGCCGGACCGCTTGAAGGCGGCGTCGAGGTTATCGAATACCGGGAAGGAGGCGCGAGAATCGCCGACAAGAGCCCGGGGCTGGCGAATTTCGAGAACATCACGCTCGAACGCGGCGCGACGGACAATCTGGACGAGTACAACTGGTTCAGCCAAGTCATCAGCGCGGCAGACAACAAAGGCGGGGCAGACCCGAGTGTTTACAAACGGAACCTCGCCATCATCGAGCAGGACAACAACGGAAACGAGGTCCGGCGCTGGAACGTCTACGGCGCGTGGCCGGTTCGTTTCGTAGCGGGCGAATGGGACGCGACAGCGAACGAGAAAACGATTCGGACGCTCGAACTTGCAATTGACTACTTCGAACCGGCTTAATGACCGGACGACGGCAAACGGCCCGGCAGAACGCCGGGCCCTTTTCAAATCCATTAGAGGGAGCGATTAGAGATGGCAGATGTAAAGCAAATCAAAGGACAACCGGAAGAAATGAATCCGAAGGTGGCCGAAATTTTGGAGCAACACGGCCTTAAAGAATTGCCGAAAACGCTGCGGGAAGCAGAACTCGGCGACCGCCGGTTTTTGTTCCCGGGATTTGGCGTATACACGCTGCGGGGCATGAAGGTCGAGGAAGAAGATATTCTGACGAGCCGCAAGAAGAACCGCGACGGCGAGGGCATAAACGAGATTCTCAAAAATTGCAGCCACGGCGAGAACGCACTCGAATGGCTGATTGGAGACAGGACGTTCGCCCTTTTGCAAATCAAGCGGTTGAGCCACGGCGATGAATATGAATTCAAGGTCCAATGCCCGCATTGCCAGAAATACGTCCTCTGGACCGAGGACCTCGGCAGCTTGCCGGTTAAATACCTGAACGAACCCGGAAAGACGGACGGATTCACCGTTCATTTGCCGGGAGCGAATCGTCGCCTGACGTATCGGCTGCTGAACGGATACGACGAACGCAAGCTCACGAACCTATTCCACGACAACGACGAGAGCAAGCAGTCCACGCTTATGCTGTTCAGGACGACCGAAATCGAGGGCGAGAAGATGAAAAGCCTCAAGTTTTTCAAACAACTCGAGGCCATGGATGCGACCATATTCCGCGAACACGTAGAGGCGAACGATTGCGGCGTCGATACGACGATCGCGGTTGAGTGTGATAAATGCTATCGGGGATTTGAAACCGAATTGCCGATGGGTTTGGATTTTTTCTTGCCGCGAAAGACAGCGGCGAAGCGCTCCGGCAGCCGC